TCAGCGCTTTGTGCAAAGCGTAGTGTCGGCAGATCTGCCTCCGGATAGGGTGTTGCTACCTCAAATATCTCGTTGATGTTACCAGCGCTAGCATATGCTGTAAAACTTGTTGTGTTAATCGCATTACCGAAAAGATCGGTTAGCGTAAATGTGTTTGTCGTGACGTTAGCGACTTTGTAATTACGCGAATTTAGCTCTGTCATTCCGACGATAGAGTCGATAAATACCTCATCGCCATTGCTGTATCCATGCGAGTTTGATGTTATAACACCTGGATTGGCTTGCGTTATAGCGCTTATGGTCTTTGTAGTTGCCGACAATAGTTGCTGGCCGTTACGATAGACGCGCATAATCTGCTCACCAAACTCAAGAATATACGTATCCGTTGTCTTGAACTGAAAAGGTATCAATCGCGTTTTTACGCTGCTTGATTTTACCTCTCCTAGAAACTCTGTGCCTGGTCGCCGCGCAACACCGCCGTGCGGCATCGACACCATGTTTGTAAGATCCGATAATCCCTCTCTATATTTTTCTATATTTATTCTGCCCTCTAGCCTGGGAGATAGTTCTCCAGCCGTGAAGGATTGGATCGCTGGCGCTGATCGTGCCATTATAACCTCGATTCAATAAGATCACTTGCCTCAATACGCTGTGGCGCTCCCTCTGTTGCATCGATAAATCTAGCCTCACGCAATCGCTCGTCATACAAAGCTTTTTGCAGCTGCACTACTGTTGTCGATCCAGTCAGCGCATAGGCTATAGAATAGGCAAGTCGTGCTGATAATGTGCCTATTAATCCGGCATCATACTCGTTTGGATCCTCAGATCGCGCTACAAACTTAATCTTTGCTGTATCTTCGTCTGTTAGCAGCTTGCGGCCCTCTATTACAAAAACGCTGCCGCCGGTATTATTTGTTAGATTATCAAAAGGATATGTTGACGTGCCGTTGCTAAACTCAAGAACACGCAAGCAAAAAGGATCTACCGGCAATGTATAAGAATTACTATATCCGTAAGTAGGGCCGGTCGTGTCTTTCGCAAGATCGGCCCTCTTAATTAAACAGTTCCAGGGATGAGCGCGGAATGTTTCATTCCGGACGTTTGTATAGACTTGACTAATAACTCGCGCTGCTTTGGAGTTCTCATCCAGCGCTGTAATATTGGTCGCTCCAATCGCGTTAAGCGCATTATTAGCTATTTCTACTACACTCGACATAGATCACCCCTGGTTAGATTTAGGTTACGACGTACTCAATCATAAAGGAGAGATCGCCGGCAGTGTCACCAGCTGCATCAAACGTCAGACCGATATTATAGTATCCGCCTGGATCGCTTGATTGTCCGGCATCTTCCCAAACTCTCTGACCCATTGTATTGATATTTCTCGCCTCGAAAGCTACCTCAGTACCAGTAGTAACCGCAGCACGTAAATCGGTGATAGCGCTTGCGTATGCGTCATCATCTACAGCAGTTACATTGCCATCCGCAGAATATAATCCCACGTCGCAAGTATTGGTAGAACCACTATCCAGATCGTCATTGAATAGTTTGATGCTGATAACACTTGCGTTTGTTGGAATTGGCGCAAGCATAACAGTATCAGTAGCACTCAGATCACCGGCAGCAAGAGCAACAGTACCCTGTATAACTCTCTTGATTCCGTGATGCTGTCGTGCTGGATTCATAACCTGGGGATCAGCTTCAAAGTTACTTACTAATGTTGAATTTTTATTAGCCATGATCTAGCCCCCCTTATTCGTTACAAGCTATTTCTATTACCATCTCTTCTTGCATCCTGGACGCACCAAAAGTTGAACAGTAATAGATTTGTGTTGAATAGGATTTGTCTGGTCGAGGATCGATCTTAGCCGTCACGTCCTTACCAAGTGCCATTACTACACCCTCACGCGCATACGCATAGCATAGTCGTGATGTGCCATCGTCTTTTAAACGATTGGATGTAATGAATTTAAATCCCATGAATGAATCAACAGTTCCATTTACCAGCGCTTTTACACTGTTAAAGTCTGCGCTAGTTACGGATGTTGTGTTGAGTAGATCCTCGATCTGCTCGGGAGATACAACGATATATCTCTCGATTGAGGGATCAACACTGTTTTGATCCATAATTTTTTTAGCACTAATTAGCTTAGCGATTGTCAAACCGGCACTACCATGCGCGATTTTCTGACCACTAGGCAACGCTGTGCTAGTTCCAC